ATCGATCATTCGGTAATAATCGATATTCGGCCGGCAGATTTGATATTAATAGTTTTAGGTCGAAAGTAGTTAATAACGACGGTGTATTAAGCACTCATAGCTTCTTGGTAGTATTCTCTCCAATGGACTGGGTTCCATTGAAAGCTATTCGCAATGAGATTTTTCCTGATTTGACAATGAGATGTGACAATGCTATTCTTCCTACGATCAATCTACTACAAGAACAAAACGTTAGAAGATATGGATTTGGTCCAGTAGAAAACGTTGCTTATGGTGTCAACGTAGGTGACTTTACTTTGCAGTTTATTGTAGATAAGGAAGCATCGATAATTGATTTCTTCGAATCATGGATGAACCTCATAGTAAATCGCGATTCATTCGGTGGCGCAAATATGAATAATGTAATCGGAGATAATAAAAGACCTTATGAAGTTGCTTATAAAGATACGTATGCATGCCCTTCAGTAAATGTGTTTGTTTATGATCGTGCACAAAATACTGTACTCGAGTACAACATCTATGATGTATTCCCAACTGGAATACAGAGTATGAACCTTTCATGGTCTGAAGAAAACTCGTTAATGAAACTGAACGTTACGTTCTCGTTTACCGATCTTCGAATTCGATCGAAACAAAGCAACTTTGACAATGAAACTGCAGTTTCATGGGCTGAAATGCTAAATACTGCACCCATTGCAGTGACAACAATGGGAGATCAACCACTAGTTGATGCAGCTTCTATCGTAGCTTCTATTCCAGCAGATTTAGCAAATCAACCATTGGTAATAGGAGAAGGAAATAACGGAGTTCCAAGATCGTTTGGAGTTCCAGGAGATACGGGTCCAATTACTGCCACTACACCCGACGTACCAACTGCTACAATAAGAGATGCCTTCGGGCAAGAAAATATAATTGCATAATTTAGGAGAATATAATGCCTTTGCCAAAGATTGATCAACCTCTATTTGACGTGATCGTGCCATCCAATGGAAAGAAGATAATGTTTCGTCCCTTCCTCGTAAAGGAAGAGAAACTATTATTGATCTCTCAACAAGGTGGCGAAGATACTGAAGTGATTCGTGCTATCAAGCAAATCCTTCGTTTATGTGTTCAAGACGAAGACTTTAACGTCGACGATCTTACTACGTTTGATCTCGAGTATCTGTTCTTGAAACTAAGAGCCCGTTCAGTAAACAACATCGTTAAGCTATCATATCGCGATAACGAAGACGGCAAGATCTATAACTTTGAACTGGATCTTGATACGATTGAAGTTGAGATACCAACAGATATCGACGCTACTATCGAAGTAGCCGATGGCATCTCGATGATCATGAAATATCCGAGCGCCAGTATCACTGATAGAATTCAACAGTTTGATAACGAAGTCGATCTTATGACGTTCTTTATCGTAAATTGTATCGATACTATTATGACGCTTGAAGAGATCTTTCCAGCTTCTGACTATTCGAGTGCAGAGTTGGAAGAGTTCCTTGATCAGTTGCCAGTTACTTCGTTCGAAAAGATCCGTGAGTTCTTTGAAAAGATGCCTAAGTTGTATCATAAGATCGAATACACGAATGCTGAAGGGAACGACAGGAGTATCGAGTTAAATAATCTCAAAGATTTTTTTATGTGGCGCTAAGTCATACTTCTTTAGCTAACTACTATAGTATGATTTTTGCTTTAGCTCAACATCATAAGTATTCGATTACTGAGATCGAGAGTTTGATACCGTACGAGAGAGACATATATGTTGACATGTTGATGAGTCATCTTGAAGATCAGAAACGAGAAATAGAGAGTAGAAAATAATGCTTCCAGCATTTCTTGGACGAGCAGTATTCTTAGGAGGTGGCCTATTTGGCAACGCGCTAGGTGGTGCTGTAAAAGGAATCGGTTCTGCTGTCGGTGGAATTGCTCAAGGTGCAGGATCTGCAGTTGGAGGTATCGCTCAAGGAATCGGTTCTGCAGTTGGTGGAGCAGTAACTCCAGCTCCGAAGGTAGTCGTTAATAATGTCGGCATTGCTGGTGAAGCGGCAAAGAAGAAAGTGACCGGATCAGGTACACTACCTACTCCAAAGAAATCTGCTAAGCCCGCTGTCAACGCCAACATGCCTACAGAAAAGCTGTTAGTAGTAGCAGTCAACTATCTCTCATCTATCGATAAGACTCTTCAAGATCAAATCAAGTTTGAGAGTCAAGCATTCAATCAACAAGTTCAGGCAGAACGCGAAACTTCTATCGAAGATAAGAAAACAGGTGTATTCACTAAACTATCGGATAAGTTTGGCGGTCTACTAAAGACTGGTGAAGATAGCACGATGAAGAGTCGTGCAGGTGATATCACAAAGGTGATTCTCGGAGCAACCGGATTAGCAGCGCTCGGCGCTCTCGGTCTTGCTGGCATGGACGATACTGAACTTGCTCGTCTTAAAACAAGTTGGAGTGCATTCACTGAGAAGTATGCGTGGTTATCAGATCTTGCATCTGCTGTAACCGGTGCTGGAAGCTTTATAGGATATCTTGTTGGAGGTATGCGTGGAGCAGTCTTCGGTATGATTGCCGATTGGATGTCGCAGCGTCTTACAGGCTCGAGCATTGGTGATACACTTCTGAGTGCACTAGGACTCGGTGGAACTCCTACTGATGCTACTGCTGCAAGAGAACCAAATACTGGTTTCGACTATGCCATGGGCGGAGTGGTTGCAGGTTACGGAGCATATCGAGGAGTTAAGACATATAAAGATGTTCGTGGTAGAATGACAAAAGCCGCGGCTCAACGCGCGGCTCCACGAGCAGATCCTACTCTGAAAGGTTCTGGATTCAGAGATCCTAAAACAGGAAGAGTAGTAAGTCGAGAAGCCGCAAAGGCAGGTGGAGGATGGTTATCGGGCCCAAAAGGACAAAGATTTGTATCATATCTTTCGAAAAGATTTGGTAAAACATGGCTAGCTAAAGTTATCAAACTACTCGCAAGAGTTTTTGCCGGAGTTGCAGCAACAGCAACTGTAGTAGGAGCAATTCCAGGAATTCTTTGGACTCTTGTAAATGTCGGCCTTGCAATTTGGACGGTGTACGATCTTCTCGATGCATGGTGGGATTTCCAAGACGAAGAAGAAGCCCGCGGCGATGCCGAAGCAGCTAATGCAGCAAAACCATCTTCTTCTACCACACCATCATCACTCAGTCCTTCTTCTGGAGATGCATCACCTGCATCTTCGAAGCCAGCATCTGATGCAACTGCATTACCACCGGCTGCAAAAGGATCGATAGATTCTATTCTTGATAAAAATCCAGAGCAACTTACTGATGCAGAGTTGAGACAACTTGTAGAAGCTCAAGGTCGTATCGAAGATCCTCGCGGCGTGACAAATAATCCCGGAGGAATTCTGTATGGTACTGGTCCACTAAAAGATCATCAGATAGGCTTTAAACGTGCTAACGGCGATAGTTCAGTCAAGATCGCAGTATATGATACTCCGGAAAATGGCATTCGTGCTGCAATGGAAAACTGGAGAAACTCGCGCTACTACCGCGGAAAATCTGTAAGAGAGGGACTAGGCACTTGGTCAGGAGGGAACGGAGCACACTACGCAAAGATGCTAGGCTCTGCAAGACCTGGATATGATGGAACAAATAATCCGCAAGGAGAAACAGGCTTAGCCGGCGATCTCGCTCAAGGAGCATGGGATCTCGGAAAAGGCTTAATTGAATCCATTGGTGGAATCATTAGTGCTGGTCTTGGGCCAATGACAGTCAGATCAACTACTGAATCTTTGAGCGGAGCATCTCCTTTTCAAAATCTTTCTGCTTCAACTCCTGGATCAACTCCTGGTGGAGATAACGCTGCTCCAGTAGTTTCCGAATCGAAAAAAGCTGCAGAGATATCTCAAGCATCATCAAAGATTCAATCTGCTATCGATATGGGCAATCCTAAATCAGATTCTTCTACAAAGATGCCATCGAGTCCGGCTCAAGCATCATTAAGAAGTGCTTCGAGCGACAGTAAACTTGAGTGTATCGATCCTAACTATCCTGGAACCGGCGGCGTTGATCGTTACCTTCAATACTATAGATTGGCGGCATAATGGCAGAGCCAGTCACAATAGGCGGACAAACGTTTATCAAAACGTCAGACGGTTGGGTAGATAAGAAAACAAAGGTTCTTGCACCTGAATCATTGTTTACGCTTCTTAATTCTTTGACAGCCGAATCGACTACAGAATACAAAAAACTAAGAGTCAGAATCGATTCGAGTAAACCTCCTGTCTCGTTGGCTGGAGAAGAATATGTCTTTGATATTAATCAAAGCAGATGGATCAATAAGAAGACTCGCGATGCAGTCAATGATTCTCTTCAAAAAGTTATCAACGGCGTTCTTGAAAAGTTAGAAGTCGAGAAAGCTTCTGCTGCCCCTGCTATTACCACTGCAATGGGTACTATCGGACAAGCGGCAAAATCTTCTGTCAAGAAACCAGACGGCGCGAAGATGCCAGTCAACATTAAGATCAACTCTCCTATCGTTTCGATGATAGAGAAGTTGGCCACTATCGATGGCTATCTTAAGCAGAGACTCGATAATCAAAAGAAGATCGCTGCTCGAAACCTCGCTGCAACAAAAGAAACCGCGATCGAAGCTTCTCCCAAAGATGCACAACCGGTACAAGAAGTAAAAACTGAAGACGCGAGTAAAGATAATACTGCCGCAATGGCTACCGCTTTACTCGTAGGTGGTCTAATAGCAGCTCAGTTCGAACCAGTTCAAGAAGCGTTTAAGTCTCTTGTTGATGGTGTAAAAGGTGTCTGGAATTTTGTAAGCGGTGTGGCTGGAAGTATCGCAGACGGATTAGATGCATTTACAAGTTCATCATCTACCTCATCTACAACATCTACCAATCAGGTGCTTCCTTCTTCATCGAATCAAAACAATCTTGAGAATTCTACACCAAATACTGTAGAAACTCCAGCTGAAGGAACACCAAGCGAACCTAATAAATCTGATGCAACTCCTGTTGCCAGTACACCATCAACGCCGAATGAAGCTACACCAACACAACAAAGTTCAGGATCTACTCGTTTAGGTAGAACGATAGTAGGAGCTGCCGTCGGAGCAGCAGTTGCTGGACCAAGAGGTGCAATAGCTGGAGCTGCAGTTGGTTTCTTATCTACTCCAAAACAAAGTGCATCTCCTAGTTCGTCGACACGTACTTCTCCATCATCTGGAGCTCCCGCGACTGCATCACCAAGTGGAGAAACTACTACTCCGTCAACTCCGACTTCTACATCGTCAGCACCAGCTTCTGGAGATGCTACACAACAAAAGTCATCTGAAACACCAGATGCCACAAAAATTAATGGTACAAATTATGATGGTTTGACCATGAAAAACTTTGCGGAAAATACGGGTGGTGGTCCTGCAGCAGAGAATACTATTAAATTTGCAAAGATCGTGCAACCTGGTCTTGGAAATATGTTTGCTAGATTTACTGCATTTAACGATAAGTTTCACCAAGGAATTACTGAATATGTTAGTCCGCATACCAAAGGAATTGCGTTTGACTTAACGGTCAAAGATCCTTCTCAGGCCGGATCTGCATCAAATAAGATTAAAGAACTGGCTGATAAAAATAAATTTAAAGTAAGCATACTTAATGAGTATGCAAATCCTACAGCGAAATCAACTGGTGGACATATTCACGTTACTGTTCATGGACCCGGTGTAGGTAGTTCTGTACGCGGTGGTTCTGGAATGGGTGAACCAGGAGGAGATGGGGCTGGAGCGCTCGGAGCGGCAGCATCTGCCGTATGGGATATTGGAAAAGGAGCTATCCAATCGATAGGTGATATCATCAGCGCTGGGCTTGGTCCAATGGCCGGTCGTAATATCACCGAATCATTAATGCAAACCGCTCCTAATACTGCAGGCGAAATAGCTACAGCAGCCGTAAGTAAGAACGCAAAAATGGCAGAAGCTAAAACTCCTGCCATCGATACTGGTCCAGCGATTAAAGATCCGCCGAATATTAGTAAGAGTACCAACACAGACTTTGTGCAGAATATTCCTACATCTTCTGATGCGGCAGGTGTAGATTACTACTTAACTCGTATGGGATTTCCAAAAATCGAGTATCATGTCCCTGTTCAACAGGTAAGATACGCATAAAAAGAAAGGGGACCTTTCGGCCCCCTTTCCCACCTTATCAATCTTCTTCGGCAAGTCGTTTGAAGAAATCAAGATCATCGTCGTCTTCATCGACCGTAGAAGCTGCACTCGGTGCAGCAGCCGCCTTGAAGGTAGGCGCAGGAGCTTTATACTCCTCTTCATCACGATCAACGCCGCGAATCTTGGCTGGTTCCGCAGAAAGAGCCAAGACAGTGTTAAGACGAGTCTTAAGATCTTCATAAGACTTGAATTGCTTTTTATCTACGAGTTCCGCAAGCGAATACTCTTGGGTGTAGACACGTTCAAGCTCGCTGTCATCATCGAACAGTGGTGCGGGAGAGTCGAATTCTGACTTATCGTAATTAGGCCAACCTTCGACCTTACGAATTTTGAGCTTGAAATTAGCACCGTTCCAAAGATCGAAAGGATTTACTGGCTTCTCGTCCTCAAAACCTGGGTTCATGAGGTCGTTAAGCTTGTCGAAGATCTTCTTTCCGTACTTGTACAGGAAGACCTTACCTTCGTTTGCAGGATTGCCTGGATCCTTCACAACATAGATGTTGCTGTGGTATGCCAGACGACGCTTCTGCTTGCGTGCGATTTCCTTATCAGAGTCAAGGCCAGTGTTCCAAAGAACGCTGTTATATTCTGATACAGGATCGTCTTTACCGAGAGTCGTAAGCGACTTCTCGATGTACCAAAGACCAGTTGGTCCTTGGAATCCATGGTCCCAGATGCGCTGGAAAGGAATGTCCTCGTTGACAGGCGCGGGAAGGAAACGAATCACGGCGTATCCGTTACCAGCCTTATCGACGGTAGGCTTCCAATACTTTCCCTCGTCGGGATCTGAATATGTGGTGTTTTGTTTAGCAAGTTCTTTGGTGAGCTTCTCGAAAGAAGAGCTGGAAGAACGCTTAAGGTCTGCAAATGACATAGTTATCTCCTATATGTCGGTATGTTTCGAAGTATTTAGATTGCAGCGAACTGCAACTGTATTTATCATGAAGTAAAGACATCCTTGACAATTTTTCTACATTTAAATGCATCATAATGAAAGAAGGGTTTATACTTCAGCAGCTTCTTGTGGATGCTGGGCCATAGGACTCCATCCTCAATCTTCTTGTTCCAATGACCGAAGAACCCGAAGATATCATTGAGGATAATCACCGTCTCGATTGAAATCTCTCGACGCAGATATTGTTTCAACAGATAAGGATGTTGTCCATTCTTTACAATAACACAATCGTTGAAATTTGTACATAGCTTTTTTACATCTTGTTCAAAGATGTAGGAAAGAGATTGTTGTCTCTTCAGCCATTCATTATACACTTTCTCTGAGTCATCGCTGAACAGATCGCCTATCCATTTCAGATCTCCATCAACAAAATTGGAGATCAAGTATTTGAGAGGATCTTTATGTTTTGACAACTTATAGAACTGATACTTGTCCTTACGAGTATCAAAGCTAGAAGGCTTTGCGCCTACCTTGCCATTGTATTTGATGTAGTCGTAGTTGTCTGTGGTGAAATGGTTCTTGAGGGCGAGGAAGGTGGTATAGCTCTCGAATGGAGTCATACAGGAAGCTTAGCCCGCTTTGGCATGAAGTTCAGATCTTCTGCTTCATCTTGAAGCTTTGCCTTGATTCGAATGTTGCTACGAATGATACTTGCAGCAGCTTCGATCTCGATGTTATTCTTTTCACAATAGTGGACGACGGCATCCATATAATCTAGGTTATAATTAGAAACCAATCGTTCAATTTCTCGAATGAACTTTTCAGAAGTCAATGCTTTTGTTGAAATGACGTCGTCCACCATAATATTATCCTCTATAAAAAATGTGTGCACCAATCTTAGTCGTACGATCGAAGACTCTGCCCCATGAAGGGTTTACATAGTCAGCGTGGTAGAACTTTGCACCTTTTGTCACATCACCATAATTGCCGAGATATACGTGTTCAGCAATTTCTCTTGCTTTCGCGAAGGCTACACCGTCACGAATTCTTTTTCCACCCTCACACTTCCATGAAAATTGGCATACGCGCGAAGTTCTCTGGTTGATAACTCCACATGGAGTGCTTGGGAAACGATCATCTTTAGCGCGGTTCAATACAACATTGTTTACCGCAATCCGTCCTTTGACGGGTTCATGTCCTGCTTCGAAATATGTATTCTCAGCCATGCATTGGATTTGTTTTTTGTCGTATTTGCTCAGATAGACTGGCTTATTTACGATCTTTTCTTTTTCGATTACCTGAACCACTGGGACCTTTACGATCTGTACTTCAGGTTCTTTGGTTGGAGTAGCCAAAGCCACACCTGTTACTGCAATAACACCTATCACAAAGCCTTCGGCCCAGCGTAGGTACGGGAAATCTTTTCTGTTTTCGAAAAGTTTCATGTTTATCCTCTTAGTCTCAATGACCTTGGCAAACAGAGACTACTGTACAGGCATCCCAGCCATATAGTTTTCTGTCGCTATGAGAAGATACACAATAGAATAACGAAGTATCTTCCATCCATTTCCCTCTTACTGGAAATGCAAAATCATTAGTGTTTTCGTCGGTGGCATCCGAATGATGCCGCTTTCTAGCCATCTAAGACTTGAAGTTTTGCAAGAGTCAATGGAGGAT